GAGGAGGAATAATGGCTATAGATGCTAACCTAATAACAACAAAGACAAAGGTTCTAGAAAGATTTTGGGCCACTAGAAATACCAAGATGAAGGACTGGTATGGGCAAATCCGCATGCTGGATACGCTTGCTCAGAAAGACATGGAGTCCTTTGTAGGCAACGACCCCAGAGTCGTCCTCAACCAACTGAGAGGAATACTCAACCAGCGAATCCCACATCGCATATCAGCTGAAGCCCTCAGTGTTGAGGAAGTACAGCCTGCTGCTGAACTATCTCGCATGTTTGATGTCATCTGGGAAAACATAGTATTATCATACAGGCAGAGAGGAAAGAAGTTCCACAGAGACCTTATCAATTACCTTCTGGCTACTGGTTGGTACTCAGTCTACGCCATGATGTCGCAAGACGGCACTGTAGCAACAGCAGAGATTCTAAATCCTGCTACAGTCTACCCAATGTGGGATGATGTAATGACAGAGTGCGCTCATATCTTTACGCCTGGAGCTACTCAGGTTCAGGGCATGGCTGACAGAAACGGCTGGGCACTGAAAAGCAATATATCTGACCGTACAGAAATTCGTGATTACTGGTGGTTAGAGCGTACACTTATTTCCACTGTAGTTCACAATGCCATTCTTGTAGGTACAGACTTAGTAAAGCCAGACACAATAGAAGGCAGACTAACTCGCATTCCAATCTTTACATCCCCTGTTGGAGGCTTACCAGACACAGGAGTCCTAACAACAGGAGAGACATGGAAGGGCGAGATAGGTCAGTCCTTCATAGTAACTAATGAGAATGTACTCAAGACTTCCAACAAGTGGTGGACATTTGTACTACAGTTACTAAGAGACACTGCTCAAGCTAGAACATATGAGAAGTCCTCCAGCAGTGCTAACATTGTCAAGCCAGGAGAGTGGTACAAGCGTGGAGGACACTTCAAGATGGGGCTACAGGATGATGTAGGCTTCATATCGCCTCCTCCAATGCCTGTTGAAATTCGCAGCGCACAACTCGATCTAGAAGCTATGATAGGTAGAGGCAATCCAGGGCAGGCATCCTCCCAGCAACGCCTCACAGCATACGCTATGGCTCAGATGGCAGGGACAACGAATCAAGTCGCCAGAGACTTCCACAGTGCCATCATAGACTGCATTACAGACATAGACAACTTCTTCTACACCTTGATACTTGAGAACAAATACAAGCCCTACGAAATGCAACTGCCTAGTGGCTTACCCATTGGAGCAAGATTGTCTGCAGAGTATGAACTGCGTATTCCTGGTGACCTCGTACAGAGAGCAACTACTTCCCGCATGCTCAATCCAGAGTTTGAACTGAGTGATGAGCGCATAATGGAGGAACAGTTCCCCGAGATTAAGAATCCCGTAGAGGAACTTGCCCGTGTCCGTGCGAGTAAAGCACGCAAGCATCCTATCTACGTACAGTTGAGCCTCGTTGCAGCTTTGAGGGAAGAAGCTATAATACTACAGAGTGCAAAGGATACAAAGGGAGCTGCATTATACGAGATGGCTGCTAATCGCCTAGAGCAGGAAATAATGGGAGAACCACAGCAACAGCAACAACAGCAGCAAGCACAACCAAGAGTTAGACCAGAAGTCTTACCTCCGCAAGAAGCCAGACCACCTAGAGAACCTCGTGAACCAGGAGGATTACAGAGATGACACAGGAATCTAGAGTTTCCCCAATAAAACCACCAGCATCACTTCCTCAGTTTCAGCCTAAGACCCAGACAGAGTTTGAGTCTGAGTTAGAGAAAACTCTTCAAAGAACTCGCAGTGAGTTCCAACAGTTAACTCCATCACAGCGACTAGACCCTCGTTTTTCTCTTCCTATGCTTGAACTAAGAGCTAGGAAAGGTCTTGAGCAAAGATACCAGAGGATTTCTGCCACAGAGGAACTGCAACTTTCTATGGAGGCTGGCGAGTTCTCGGGGCTTCCTCCTGCAGTGGCTTCTAGTTATCTTACATGGAGACAGCAGGAATCTGAGTTGCTTAGAGAAGAATTGTTCCTTGAGAACGAAATAGTATCAACACAGCGTACTATGCAAGATGTCGGAGCACCAACATATCTGACTAAAATTACTCAGTGGTTTCAGGCGAAGTTTGGAGCATTGACTGGTATTCCAGACCCAAGAGCCTCTGGAGTGTATGAGCAAACACTAGCTCTGCATAATACTTACGTAGACAGAATGGAGGAATTATCTACTGAGATATTGCATACTAGAACTTATCAGTCTTTGTATGAGGGGCTAGGAGCACTTATTGAGAGTGGTAAAGTCTCTTCCTACGAAGATTTATTTACCCTAGAAACTGAAGATGGAATACCAATAACTATATTTGATGTCATAGGAAAAGATGACAGCACACTTAGGCAAGTATTTGACCAAGTAAGTTCTGCAGTGCTTGGTGTGCCAGAAGGTACTTCCCTTAAGGAACTAGACTATGATGAGATGATAGCTCACATAGCCATGAAGCCAAGAGGTGCTGCGATTACTACAATACAGTCTTTAACTGTAGATGCTTTGCTTATGTCTATGGCAATTCCAAGACCAACATTCCATCCAGAGTTCCCCACCATAGAAGCGACACTGGAGGGATTCCAGAAAGCTGGAGTTCCTGATGAACTTGTAGACGAGTTGGAAGACTTAGAAACTTATGTGCAGGGATTGGAGGAGTTTTGGCTAGCCATATCAGATAACCAACAGGCTGTCCTTCAGGGCTTAGAAGAAGCTCGCATGCCTGAGATGGGTATTGGAGCATTGATATTGCAGACCATATCCCAACCAGCTTTGACAGCTTTAGACTTATTTGGCAAGCTATACAGCGAATGGATAGCTCCCTGGGGAGGTTTCCTTTTCCACTTGAAGTCTCAAGGTGCTCTTGACAGAACTAATAGATTTCCTAGTACTCGTGCTGAAAGGGATTTTATGAGACTATACAACGAGGCTAGGACTACAGATGACTGGTGGCACGCTGGCGGCAAAGCCTTTGCAGAAGCTGAACTAGGCTTTCTTAACAGATTCTTGTTCGAGTGGGTAGCTGACCCTCTGACATGGTTAGGATTCGGCATAGGAGGAGCACTAGTTAAGGCTGGAGCTAAGGGCGCTAAGTTCGCAAGATTCGTTGGGCCAACTATGAACATAGCAGAAAAAGGGTATCTTAAGTTCTGGGACATCCTTATTTTTGATAGAATTAAGAGTCTTGGTAAGTTTATTCCGAAGACCTTTTTCCAGTCCTCTTTACAACTAGGTGGTGACGATATGGCGTCTGTGGCTAAATATCTAGTAGCTAGAGCTAACGGCACTTATTACTCTAAGATACCACTAGCGAAAGCTGTACCCTGGTTGCGTGAAGCTAGGAACTGGGCTATTCACCACCCAGAAGACGGAGGTACTATGGGAAGGGCTGGTCAGGCACTGCTGCGCCAAGATGCCCTGAATGAACCTCGTGTAATTGAATTAGCTAAGAAGTTTGGGTCTGAACTAGGAATCACTCCAGAGATGGTACTGAACGTAAATAGTGTGACTAATGGTCAGATAGTTGGCAGAGCTGGGCAAGTACTAACAAGGAAAACTTCCCCCGCATTTTTGCTCAGAACACTAGGTGTAGCAGAGACACCAAAGTCTCTGAAGTTGGCAAGGAGAGAAATCAACAAGCTGTTCCAAGCTGGTGTAAGAGAATCTGAAGCACTGATGCGAGAGGCTGAGCATGTTCCAGACCTCCTGGCTAAGGTATTTAACCGCAGTCACAATGTCTATCTTGATGTTATTCAGTCTGCAGCAGCACACAACTTAGAAATGTCTGGTAAGTTATCTACTCTAGTATCCAGGATTGAGTGGACAGTAATGGGTACATGGAGAAATACCATAGACCGCTGGGTAGTAACTCCTGGAGCTAGGATGTATTTAGCTTTCTCAGCTTATGGCCCAGGTAACGTTCTCGAAGGATTCATCAAGCAAGCTACATCCAGACAAGTACCCTTCAATCCACTCGGTCTATTACGTGGTAATAAGCCAGTTAGTATAGTAAATCCCACAACCAGAGGACAAAGACTGATGGTAGGTCTGTCTAAGCCTATTGAGCTAGAAGCTGCTGTACCTAGGATGGAGATGGCTGGCGAGACTCCTTCATTTCTCCAGCTTGCTGACATGAGCATTAAAGGTAGAAAGGCTCTAGGCACATGGCGCTCTGTATTATCAGGTGGGCCGATTGGTAGATTCTTTATTGACCTTCCAGGTAGAGTAGGCGTGCATCAGCGTTGGGACTATTACAGAAAGGTATTCTTATCTGTACTGGGTGAAGATGAGGCTACCGTTATACTGTCTACCTTAGCCAAGAACATAGATGATGCTGTTAGGACTTTGCCAGACGATACTCTCAGAGCTCTGAACATAACCAAGCATGAGCTGGAGGAAACATTGCTTGAGAGAGCCATACAGGGGCCAGCAGCTACTAGAAGCTTCCTAGACGATATTGTTGCAGATAGACTGTTACTTGCAGAAGAGACAGTTAAACGTGAGGCTAGAAAAGTTGGGAAGAAAGTAGGCGCTAGAGCAGTGTCTGCTGACCAAGCTCTAGCTGACAGGATTTCTGGAGGAAGAGTCGGGGAAGCTGTAGGTAAGTACCCGCTAGTTCCTCAACCATTTACTGACGACCTAGTCAACGCAGCTTCTGATGGCTCACTGTGGGCACAAGGTGGTAAGGCAATAGACACTAAAGTAGAGTCCTACACTGCTGGAATGTATGATTACTTTGTCCACACTCCAGACTTTTACAAAACAAGATTCCGTGAACGTGTAGATGGTATTCTAGCTATAGAACCTAGAACTAAGGAAGAGTTTACTGGTATGCTTCAGGAGCTTCAGGACTTACAGAAGTTCTACAGTGAATCTACTGACGATGTGATTAGAGCTATGAATGAGCTTGAGCATCGTATGAGCGCTCAGATGAAGTATTACGACTGGAATGAGTGGAGAGGACAATACACCAGAGAGGTTTATGAGGGTATGGCTGGTTACGGAGATGTAGCTCAGGATGGATTTGAACAGGTAGCGAAGAGACTGAGAACTGCTATGGACGAACCTGAGAAGTTGGCTAAGGTGGATTGGGGTCAGGTAGTGTTTGAGGGTTTATCTGAGCCTCAGGTTGAGACTGTTAAAAGGGTAGTTGATGCTATGCCATTGGGTGTTAAGACTGGTATTAAGAGAGTTAGGTTAGACCCATCACTGGAGATGCTAGGTGTTAGAGGTGAGTATGAATTCCTGAGAGGTGAGATGCGTCTGAACCCCAAGTTTGCAGGTGACCCAGATACTATTACTCATGAGATGGCACATGCCATTGAGGAAATTATAGTTCGTGACCAACCGCAAACCTTAAAGGAATTTTCTAATGCCGTGGGGAAATATGGTGATGTGGCTGACCAGTTGGTTAGGGGTGAAATAAATATTGTTGATGCAGGATATAGATTAACATTAGGTGAGCAGTTTAGTGAAGAATTTACCAACTATGTTCTTCAAAAACCAGGATTACATTATAAGGTCAGGGACTTTTTTGAGGAGTATTTCCCTAAAACCCAACGTGCTATAGATATAGCTGTTGATGAGCAAGCCTCTATCTCCAAACTCATGTCCGCATGGACTGATGAGCAACGTTTTCTTAAAGACTTTTGGGCAAAACGCAGAGCAGCAGAAGTTGCTGAGATAGCTGCGATAAAGCCACTTAAGGGGGAAGCCAGAAGTAAGGCTTGGGCTGAGTTCCGCAACAATCAAGAGACTGCACATGCTTGGAGACGTGCTCACCAAGAGCCATTCCACGATGCAGTTATTAAGCAGGAGTTCTACACTTCAGAAGCTCTTGGCACATTAGGTTTCTATCCGCCTACAGTAGACGCTACTGGCAGAAAGCTGACAAAGCTAGATGTGGCTACTTTGTTCAAGGGACATCCTAGTCAACTTCCACAGTCTATGCTAAGAATAGAGACAATGACCCTGAAGTCAAGGAAACAATTTATTAGTGAAGTCAGAGTTCAGGCTGAAATAATGGGAAGCAGAGCAGGAGGAAAAACAGCTAGTGCATTTGGCTTTTCTGATGACGCTATTGGTGAAGTGTACGATGATGTACTAAGGGAAATGTATATGTCACCAGAGGCTGCCTCAGTACTGGAGCCTCATCTGATGGAGCTTAAGGCTTTGAAGGATGAGATATGGAGTATCTATAATACTAAAGGAGTAGCAAAGGGAACTGTTGATGACTTGCAGACGTGGTTAGATAATCTTGGAGACACACTGGATGATGTGCCAGGTTATGCTACACCTAAGGTTAGACAGCCTAAGTTTGAACCTGTACCAGAGACTGATGTAGGACTGGGAGAGAGACTAGCTACGAAGAGTGACGTCATAGACGAACCAGGATTGAAAGTCGGTGAGCTGTTTCCCGAACCTAAAACTATAAATAAGATTAGGAATAGGGCTACTGAACTGGCAGAGAAAGCTAAACCATCCATTGAGGACGCACGACTTATTGCAGTAGACGCCCCCCCAGAAACACTTACTCTTAGGGACGCAGTAGCTAAATGGTTTGTAAAGTCTGATAACGATGCCTTACAAGTATTGGGAAGAACAGCTTCCAAAGACAAAGAATACCTAGCTGGCATCCACGCCATCCTCAATGAGCAATACCCCTCAGGCTATATACGCTTATACAGAGGTGGTGG